GAGGTGCAGGCAGGGACTGACGACCCGCTGTCCGCGCTGCTGTTCAGTCCCTCACCGGGCCATACATGGCGTGATCTGATCTATAACACGGTCATGTCGAGAATGCTTACGGGCAATGCTTTTATCTACCGGATCCAGGTGCGCGGCCGTACACAGGAGCTGCTGTCTGTGCCTAAGAGATGTATAACCTATAGGCCTACCGGCAATCAATTGGATCCTGTGCAGGACTGGCAGGTCACCACCGGGAGTGCGGTAATCACGGTAGACAAGGCGGATATGCTGTTCATCCACAGCTTTACCGGGGCCAATGATGTCTACGGCGTTTCGCCGCTCCAGGCCGCCGCCGCATCGATCGTACAGCAGAACAATGCGCGGTCCTGGAACGCGTCTCTGACCGAGAACGGGGCCAAGCCGTCGCTGGTTATCTCCACACCCAAATCGATGGACAATGCTCTTTTCAAACAATTTTCGGCGCGTCTTCAGGCGGCCTTCGGGGGCGCCGGCAATGCGGGCAAGGCTCTGGTGCTGGATGACGGCAAGACGGCCACCGCGTTCGGCTACAATCCGGTTGATATGGACTATTCATCAGGTATCACCGTTTCGGCACGTGAGATCGTCTTGGCGATGGGTGTACCACCGGAGCTCTGCGGGGACAGTGCGAACAAAACCTACAGCAATGCGCAGGAGGCCAACAAAGAGATGGTGGACCATACGATCCGTCCGCTGATGCAGGAGATATATGACAGCATTTCGTCCGCATTGATCGTGCCGGGACAGGGGCGGGCTGTCAGGGTCGGATATGATGCCGCTCCGCTGGCAGACCTGCGCGGCGATTTTGCGACCACAATCACAGCGGTCCAGACGGCCGACTATCTGACCACAAACGAGAAGCGCGCTCTGCTGTCATATGCGCCTGTGGACGGCGGAGACACCGTGCTTCAGCCGATGGGCAAGGTTCCGCTTGCAGAACTGGCCGAACCTGTGCCGGCAGTGAACGACAGCGATGTGCCCGATGACAGCGACAGCGGAAACACTGACGGTCAGCAGTGAATTGCGGGCGCATCGCATCGACCTGCCGTACAACGTCCTGCTGGACGGCAAGGCGGCAACCCGTTCGCGCGTGCAGATCGTATTGGAGCGGGTGCAGAATACCAATGCCAGGTCCATAGCGTACAACTACAAGCGCATCGGCTCGTCCCTTTATCGCGACATAAAGGCGCTCGACGACATCCCCGATGCGCTGACCCTGGCCGGCATGGTCTATCGGTACGATAACCTGCAGTCGCGCATTCTGCAGGACGCTTATGACCGGGTTGCCACACAGGTCCTGCCGCTGGTCACGGGACGCGACGGGACGCTGAAGTCATTAACCGACATACTGTCAGTTAAAGCGGATGACGATATATCCGTGGACGAGGCAGTATTCCGCATGCAGGTGCTGGACTATATCAACAGCCAGACCGGGATTCATATCCAGTATATTGATGAAACCACCTTGAAGCAGATACAGAACTTCATGCGCACCTCGCCGACCGTGGCGGATTTCCAGAAAGCCATCGATGCCTATTTCCGGGCGGATTGGCCGAGCCGTTCGTATACCATCGCCAGAACGGAAAGCCATAATGCGGCCATGGCAAGTGTCGATTACTCGGTCCGCAACACCAATGTGGACCGCGATAAGACCAAGACATGGCGCATATCCGGCAGTAACACGCGTCCGACCCATCAGGCGATGGACGGTGTGACCGTGCCGTTCGAGGACCCGTTCAAGGTGCCTACCAATTACGGCGGGACCGATACGATGATGTTTCCCGGCGATACATCGCGCGGGGCCGGTGCAGGCAACATCATAAACTGCCGCTGTTGGTATACGCAGGCCTATGCCGACTGATGTTTTAAGATTCATTTAAATACTTTTTCGCTCATGTTGAAACTATGGACAGACGCAGTATTTCCATCAAGGCCATAGGCGACCCGTCGGCCGATACAGGGCTCTTCAGCGGGGTCCTGTCCACGTACGGCGGTACGCCTGACAGCTACGGGGATATCTGCGACGCCGGATGTTATGACGCCACTATCGCCAAGAAGGGGACCAAGCGCGTGTTGCTCTGGCAGCATTCCTGGGATGATCCGATCGGGAGCTTCGAGATCACCGATGCGAAGAGCGCATTGACGGTCAGCGGCAGTTTTAACCTCGATGTGGCCAAGGGCCGGGAGGCCTATGCCCTGCTGAAACGCGGCGACATCACCGGGCTGTCCATCGGATATACCGTCGATAAATGCGACTATGACACGGACGGCACGCGTCATCTCAAACAGGTGGACCTGTGGGAGGGCTCGCTCGTGACGTTCCCCGCCAATGTCAATGCGACGGCGGAGGCCAAGCAGATGGATAGAAGACAAATGCGCAAATCGCTGGGCGGAATGCTCTTTCTCAAGAAGCTCTCTGCCGACGAACGGGCCGCCGCCCTTGCCGAGATCGAGGCGGTTCTGACAAGCTACAGCGACGGCGGGGCCGATGACGGCTCGGATGGTACCGACAGCGGTACTTCCGACAGCACGTCTGACGAACCGGCGAAGTCTGCGATCGACGGCGTTGCCGAGGATGCCGATGAGATAGACAAAGAGCTCGGAAAGACCGCAGCCATTTTGCGGCAGTTCAAGGAGGCAAAGATCTGATGACAGACGAAACATTGGAAAGCATCAAGAAGATGAACACCGAGCTTACCGCGATGTTCAAAGACTACAAGGGCATGGGCGAGAGCTACAAGACCATGCAGGGACAGGTCAGCGATCTGTCCAAGAAACTGGACGAGACCATCAAGTCCTACGACGGAGAGCTGGTCGCGCTCAAGACCGGCATCATCTCCGCACCCCCGAAGGGTGCAGGGTCGATCAGTCCCGAAATGAAGGGTATGATCGATTACCTGAACACCGGCGAGAACAAGGCCGCCGCGATCTCGACGGTCGCCAATCCGACAACCGGGGGCTATGTGGTTCCCAACACATTCATCGCACAGGTCATTCCGAAACTGCGGGACAGCGACAATATCCGTGCCAATGCAGAGGTGATCCCGGTCAATGGCATGGTCGCGGACCTGCCGTACGAGATCGACGAGGGGGAGACCATCTGGGTCGGCGAGAACCAAACCCGCAGCGCGGACGGTTCCGGCACCATCGGTCTGGCCCACATCCCGGTAAACGAAGTTATCTCCAAGATCCGGGTATCCAAGCGCCTGCTCATGTCGAGCGCGATCGATATCGAGAACTATCTGGTCTCCAGTCTGACCAACAAGATGGGCCGCGATACCGAGGCCGCATTTGTGTCCGGTGACGGATTCCAGAAGCCGTACGGTGTTTTCACCGACCCAACCGTAAGCACCGTTGCCAGCGGCAATGCATCTGCTCTGACAGCCAACGGCATCATCGATCTCGTGGGCGCATTGACAAGCGCTGCGGATGCAAACGCCAAATTCTACGGCGGACGCGGTGCGCTGGCCGCGATCATGAAGTTGCGGGACGACAAGAATCCGGGCCTGTGGGCTCCTCCGGCAGGCGCCGGACTGCCGTCCACCGTGATGGGCTATCCGTACATGGTTTGCCCGTCCGCTCCGGCAGTTGCGGCAGGCACCAAGCCGCTCATCCTGGGCGACATGTACAGCGCATACAAGATCGTGCAGGGGCAGTCCATGACGATGGAGCGGGATACTCTGACCGGTGCAGATATCGGACAGGTGATCATCAGGTTCTCCAGCTATCTGGGCGGACAGTGCATCATGCCGAGCTCCATTGTGGCGCAGAAAGTGGGGGCGAGCTGAATGGCAAGGATTTCAATTGTCGGTGACTGTGATGCCGTGGTTGGTGCAACCGCCACTGCGATCGATACCAATGGTTACGGCTCGATCACGCTTGTGATCAATGCGGCGGCGGCAGGCGTCGTTACCTTGACCGAGTGCGACACCTCTGACGGAACCTATACTGCTGTGGCGTCCACGGATGCCATAGTCCCGACCATCGGCGAAGCGGGCGCTTTCCTGTGCTCGTATATCGGTTCCAAGCGCTACATCAAGGTAGGG